ATGAAGGGGGAAATAATAGTGAAAAAAGAGACTGCAAAACAAGAAACAAAACGTTTAATTGGGGAATTATTTGGTTCTGAAAAAGTAAGTTGTGATATGGATTATCTGATGGAGGAATTATATAAGCAAGAACAGATTACACAGGAACAGTACAATCAAATTACAGCTGTATTGCAACAAAAAAAGGAATAGCATCTGGCTAATCCTTTTTTTGTAGTACTTGTCTTAATAACACATTAACAAGTTCAGCCTGCTCATCTGTAATCTCTATCCCATCAGAATGAAGTCTGCCTTGATCTAAAAAGTCTTTTACATTAAAGTTAAGACCGTTTGGATTGTCTGTTCTCCCTAAGATAAAGTCTGCAGTAGTATCGAACACATCTGCTAACTGTACAAGAACCTCAGCGTTTGGTTTTCTTTTATTTGTCTCATATCCACTATACGTAGAATCGTTTTTACCAATACGATCTGCGACTTCTTGCATTGTCCAACCGCGTCTATTTCGCAAGAATTTTAATTGAGTTCCTATATCCATACTTTTTACCCCCGTTAAATTCTTTTTTATATTTTTCATCGATTTTATTTTTTATAAATTTTATAAAAATATATAAAACGTTTTTTGTTTTATGTGTTTTGATACTTATAAGATACCATTTTATTGCACAATTACACAATGGTAAATACGTGCATATTGCAAGTAAAAGAGGATGGAGGTTTATAAAAAAGTTGAAATACCACTTTGCTTACTTGCAAAACGCCAGTATAATAAAAAACATCAAAAGTTGTCTGGAGGTGGACATGTGAAAAGGACTTGGTTAGCAGATTTACGTGGTAAAAAACGTATGTCACAGGTGGCTCTAGCAGATAAGGTTGGTGTGACTCCTGGGCATATTGCAGATTTAGAGACTGGTAGACGCGACCCAGGAGGAAAACTAGCCTTTCAAATCGCGATAGTACTTGGGTTCCCTATGGAACATTTTTATTTACCTATCTACTTGCAAAACGCAAGTAAAAAAGAGGTTAGACAATCATTTGAGGTGGGGTTTCCTTCCAAAGAAAAATTTTTAGAACACTATCCTCAATACGTAGATAAAACTGTAGAGGGCTGAGAAGTGTGGTGAAAAAGTTAAACTTACGTCTTGGTAACGAGTACTACGGTACAGAGAAAAAGGAAGTTCTATTTCAAGAGGTATACGAAAAATATTTAGGTGTTAAAGTAACTGTCACAAGAAAGAAAAAAACAGAAGTAAAGGCAAGTTAAATCATTGAGGAGGTGATACACATGCAACGGTACGTGACTTATGCGACTCGATTAGTAAAAGCAAAAGACGTAAAAGCTGTATGTTGCGAAAGTAAAAATTACTTCAAGAGTGGCTCTGAAGAACAAGCGGTAAACACCATGTTAAAGCTAACAGAAAGGAGTGAACGTGTTGGCCAACATTAACGAGATTTTCGTAGAAGGTTTCCAGTCACATACAAATAGCCATTTTAATTTAGGAAACGGACTGAATGTAATTACTGGACCATCAGATAGTGGTAAAACATCCATTATACGAGCAGTTCGCTGGGTAGCATTTAACGAACCTCAAGGTGAGGCTTTCGTAAACGAATCAGTGGGACAGGCTACTGTAACGATTCACATGGATAACGGCATTATTATTTCAAAGCACCGTAGAAAAGGAAAAACCTCGTACAGAATCCAAACGGATCCAGGTGATGCAGGAAGTGTATTTGAGAAGTCAGAGGTACCGGAAGAAGTAAAACAATTACTTGGTATCACAAAGCAAACATTTGGGGATTTTGTTACTGCTTTAAACTTTGCATTCCAGCTTGAAGCACCTTTCTTAATAAGTGAGACACCGTCATCGGGTGCGAAAGTTCTAGGTAAGTTAGCAGGAACAGAAGCTGTCGATCTCGCGGTAAAAAGTGTTTCAAAAGATACATACGCAGCAAGGCAAGAGAGGTTACTAGCTGAAAAAGAAATTGAGAGATTAGCAGGTAACTTACTCGAGTACTTGGATGTGGATGATAAAGTACAGCAGTTAAAAACAGCTGAAAGTCTAATGGAACACGCGGAGGAATTGCATAAAAAGAAGGAAGCGTTGAATGAAATATCACATACGTACACGGGGTGTAAACAAAAGTATGTTGATGCTTGGGAAATCGAAAAACGACTTCAGGATGTACCAGTTTTTATACAAATACTTGAACAAACAGAAAAAGACCAGCAGCGTCTGCAAACACTACTGGACTTACAAAAAAGATACGAGTCATTGTCCACCGCCAAGAAGACATTGACCGAAACATTAAAACAGTTTGATGGATTAGTAGAAGTAAGTAATTTGTTACAAGATTCTACTAAATTTGAAGAAAGATATTCTTTGCTTTCTATCTTATCACAAAACTATAAAAAGTATAGTCAAGCTTTAGATGAGGTTCAATTAAGGCTTGGAAGATTAACTGTAATTGATAGCATTAACGTTTCTGTGATGGAAGAGGAAGTAAAGAAAACGGATGAATTAAAGAAACTCTTTGTACAACATAGCGTGGTAAAACAGCGATACGAAAAAGCAAGTAGCGATATAGAGCGCTTGAATGTACCAAGTAACACGTCAGATCAACTGCAAGAATATGAAACAAGTATCATGCGTTCAAGTCAATTGAATGTATTACTACAAAAATATGAGATAACACATAAACAGTATATGAACTTAGCGGATCGTGTGGATCAATTAAGTGTTCCAGAAGAAGTGGAAATAAAGGTAACAGAAGCGGAGAAAAACGTTTCTCGTTTTGCAGATTTAAGTGAATTATTACGAAACTATGTGATCTGGCATCAAAGAGTACGTCATAGTACAAGCACATTGGAACTATATGAAAAGCACATTGAAAATTACACAAAGGAATTGGAAGAGACATGGAACGAGGCTGGTGGAGTTTGTCCGCTATGCGAATCGCCGATGTCTTTTGAACATTCTCATTGAGGGGTGATTAGTGGTGGTTGATACGGAAAAAATGAGCGATTTTTTACAAACAGCTGAGAGGCTGAATAATTCATTAATGGAAATTAATGAGATTATTGAAGCTTTTGACGATACATCTAATGTTTTAAAAGTCTCACTATTTCATAAAAAATTTAATGAAAATTTATTAGTGAGTGAATCAGAAAGTATAGGAGAAAAGACTATTGATTTTGCTATCCGACCAACTGTGTTGGCCTGTTTAAGAGATCAAAAGAGTTTCTTGAATCAGAGCTACAAAATTTACTATCAAAACAACTTGAAGGGGGAAATGAGTAATGGAATTAAAACAACGTATTGAAATTGCAAAAGCAAATTTAAAGAAAGCAGAAACAGCAAAAATCCAAGCAGAGGCGGAAAAATCTTCAGCTGAAAAGCAATTAACGGAAATCGCTGAACAAATGGCGCAGTACGGGGTAACGCCTGAAACGATCCAGGAAGAAATCAATAAGCTTGATACATCAGTTAAAGAAAACCTGGAGCATGTAGAACGACTCATCCCGCAGGTATAAGGAGGCTATTTTTATGTACGAGCTTCTAAAAGCAAGAGCGGATATCCGTCAGGCAAGCGATAAATTGAAAATGAAAATCGGTCAACGTGATTTGTTAGTTAAGCAACAAAAAAGCGCAGAAGCAAGAAAAGCAAAAGCTGAGGAGCAACTAGGGGAGTTTGATTTAGTACAAATTCTTCTTCAAAAGACAAGTGATTATGCAAGGCAGCAAGCAAAACGTCGTATAGAAGAAATTGTTACGTCAGCCCTCACAGTTGTATTTGACAAAGACTACAGATTTGAAATTGAAATTGCCGTAAAAGGTAATCAACCAGTGGCAGAGTACTGGTTACAGTCTGAAGATGTAAGAACGCAATTAAAGCCACCTGATTATGATCGCGGCGGTGGTGTAGCGGACGTAGTTAGTCTAGCGCTCAGATTGGCCGTAGGGGAGATTAGTGGTGTAAGAGGCCCATTATTCTTAGATGAGGTTGGAAAGCACGTGAGTCAAGAATATGCTCCGAACGTGGCGTACTTCTTGAAGGAATACAGTACAAAATTTAAACGTCAAATCATTTTAATTACGCACAGTACTCACTTGGCTGAGATAGGTGACGTAGCACTTGGTGTGACTCAAAAACAAGGGAAAAGCATAGTAACTGCTTTATAGAAAGGGAGATATGGATATGTGTATGAAATGCGAAATTAAAAATGCATTAAAGGGTGCATTAGCTAATGCTGCAGGTTTAAAAATTACTGAGGAAGTTATCGGGAAAGCAACGGAAGCTCAGTTAAAAAAATTACAAGCTGCGGATGAAGCGGAGAAAGCTATTAAAAAACAACTGCAAGCTGAATATAAAGCTGAGATTGCTCCTATTCGTGAAAAGTATGTAAAACGAACTGAGGAACTATTAAAACCAGTTTTTGAACGTCATGACGCTGCTTGTATAGAAATTCAAAATGCTTTAGGTATCAAAGAAGACGACGATGTATCAATAGATCTTGGAACAGGTGAAGTTACAAAAGAAGTTATAAAAGAAAAAGAATCAAGCAACCTTCACTAATGCGCCATATTGTTGAAGGCGGAATTACTTTAGATACAACGTTACGCAAAGCACGAAAAAGCAGAGGTGAGAGTATGAAGTTTCTATATTTCGGTGATCCACATATACGAGGTACAAACCCTCGTAATCGTAAGGATAACTACAAAGAGGCATTAATCGCGAAACTACGTGAGATTTTCGCTTTAGCAAAATACAAAGGTGTAGCAGCAATTATCCAACCTGGAGATACGTTTGATAGGCCAGAGGTTACGACAAGCGTGTTACTAGAATTCGCAAAGGTATTGAAAGAGAGTCCAGTTCCAATTTATACAACAGCTGGTAATCACGATATTTACGGCTACAATCTTGCAACGTATGAACGAACAAGCCTTAGAGTACTGGAGTTAATCGTCCCGCAGCTTACAGTCATTAATGATCCTGGCCAAGCTCATATGTTTCACCAAGACGGTAATCACGTCCAGTTAACATTTACACCGTACAGTGATCAAATTGATAAAGCTGGTTATGGTTATTCGCCAGAAGTTACTGAAGATTATGAGTCAACTAAAATACATGTAGCACACGGAATGCTACTAGATCACGATCCACCTTTTGATCGGTACACAAAAGTACAAGATGTAAAAACAGCTGCGGATTTGGTTTTGTGTGGACATGACCATACAGGTTTCGGTATTTATAATCGTTCGGATGGAAAAGTGTTTGCGAATATCGGTAGTATCACACGTTTATCGGCTTCGGAAGCTGAGATTAATAGACCGATACAAGTACTTCTTATTGATGTAAAATCACCAGGAGTTTTTGACTTAGAACGGATCCCACTTCAAAGTGCAAAACATGGTGAAGAAGTACTTGATCGTAGCCGGATTGAAGCGGAGAAGAAGCGTGCCTACGCAATGGAGGAGTTTGCTTCATTGATTCAAACAGAAACGGGAGAAGATGTGCTAGTTGATATTAATACGATTGTTGAAAGCATTGCCAAGACAGATTGTATTAATCCTGATGTAGTAGAAATAGCGTTAACGAAAATAGCGGAAGCAAAGGAGGGATTACGAGCATGATTGTAAACAAACCGCAGTTTGATGAGAACGAACTAGGCGAAGGTACGGCGGTACAGGTCACAAGTGGTAACCCATTTGGACGCCCTAACTATAGCAATAATAAACATGATTGGAATGCTGTAGTAGTAGAGTTTTCACCGCTGATGATAAGCGTAGCTGGTTACAACAAAGAGGAACATGATCGAGTAGAAACGATGAACATAACAATTGACTCAATTGTTAAAGAGCACGTGACGCTTAAAAAGTTAGTAGTAGAACTACCAAAAATTCAATGTGAGGCGGGGCCAGAAAATGACTGAATTAAATAATGAAATTCTTAGTTTACAAGAGGAGCATGGGAAAGAAAAGCTACTTGCAGCGGCAACCAAGATTTTAGGCAAGAAAGTACCGACTGACTATGTTCGAGTATTAGATCCACTTGAATTACAAGCATCCTTACAACAAATTGATGCTGCAGTATAGGATGTTCTTGAAAAAGGTAAAGCACGTGAAGAAGCTTATGGGAAAAAAGCAGACCTAATTAAGCAAAAAGTGAAGCTGAAAACTGCAGTAGAGCTAAAAGAAGCAGAGGCATTTATGCAAATTCAAGGTGAGGGACGTAACCAATACGCTTATGTGAATGATCAAAAAGTGGCTCTCACGAATGATACGTTACGTGATGCGTACCGCCTGCATTACAGCAAAGAAGAACGTCAACAACTTACAGACGTAGAGCAAGAGTTAGCGTCCATTGATATCAAAATTTATCAAACAAAAGATGCTTGGGAAACAGCTAAAGAATCAGCGGATCTTGTAAAAGCAAAAGCTTATGTACAAGCGAATCTACTGAAGTTTTTGGCATAGGAGGTTGCTATGGATCCAAAACAAACAGCAATGAGAAATAAACAGCGTGAACGTCAGCAACGTGGGGATGATTTCCAAGCTGAAATCAGAAGAAGCTGGAGAGAAATTCCGAATGTATGGCGTATGAGAATTGCAGATGGTGCAGGTGCAACTCGTCCAGGTGACGAGATTGTAATAACACCTGAAGTAAATATATTAGCTGAAATGAAACGTACAGAGAGTCGTAGATTTTCACTAGATTATATGAGACCGAATCAGATTCTCGGGCTACGGGATTTTGATCAAATTATTGATAGAAATTTAGGTTTAGTGTTTATCAGTTTTCTAAATGATAGCAAAGGGCTTGACGAGGCTTATGCGTTCAGACTTATTACAGCTCTTATTCATATGAAAAAACGAAACGTGAACCATATAAAACTTGAAGAATTTCAAAGTCAGACGGTTCCCTGTTTACCACTTCCAAGACTTACATACCATGAACCTTCTTACGATTTATCGGAGGTGCTCACTTGCTACAAATCTTTGTAAAACACAACATCCGAATAAGAGGTGCTAGTACACCTCTTAAGGCGGCAATTACTAAGACGCTAACATTTGATAATCCAGCGTATTTGAAAGCAAAAAAACAACGTAGACCTACATGGGGTGTACAAGCAAAACTTGAATTGTTTGTACATGACAGAGGCGATATTGTTACGCCTCGAGGTTTCTTGTCAAAGCTAGAAGAGGTACTGACAAACTTAGGTTACGACCCAAGTAAAGTTATTACCTCACAGATTTCATATGGCCGAGATGTTAGTTTCGGGGAATGGGATGACGGGTTTGTATTAAAAGAGGACCAGACACCGATGGTTGAAGCACTTATGCAAGAAAACGGAATAGGTGTAGCACCGGCTGGTTCAGGTAAAACCGTAATGGGCATGCGCTACATTTACGAAAAGGGTAAAGCAGCATTATGGCTTACGCATACAAAAGACTTAATGTATCAATCCGCAAAGCGAGCTAAGGCTACAATGCCTGATATCGGTCGTATCGGATTTTTCGGTGACGGCGTGCATGACTGGGGAGACGGTAAACTAATCGTTGCTACAGTACAAACCTTGCAGCGAAATCCACAAATAATCGATGCATTAAATGATTTTATCGGGACGGTAGTAGTGGATGAAGCCCATCACTTTCCAGCAATACAATTCATTGAAACGGCTGGGAGGTTAACCGCTGAGAATATGATTGGTCTCACCGCAACACCTTCCCGAAAAGATGGGTTGGAAATTTACATGTACAACGGTGTAGGTCCAAAAGTGTACGAGATTAGCAGAGACGGAATGTATGAAGCTGGGAGATTGATAAAACCGGAAGTGAAATTTGTATATACCGAGTTCAATTACGAGACGGCAAGTAACCGTAACGAGATTGATAGTGTAGATGCTGGTGGAGAAGATCTCGATTATACAGACCTAATTCGTCACCTTATTTCAGATAAGAAACGTGCGAAGCTAATCGCTGAAAGTATCGTAGAACATTATCCATTAGGAACTGCGATAGTTATTACGGAATCTGTCCGGTACTGTTTTGTCTTACAACAACTCGTACAAAAATTATTGAAAGAACGTTACGGAGATACGTATTACGGGAAACAGATTAATACCGCTGTAGTACACGGAGGTATTAGTCGCTACACCTGGAGAAAAGCAAAAAGCGAGAAACATGCACAGCAGCTTATCAATAGTGGTCATGCGGTAGATAAAAAGCAAGGTAAGTACGGTTGGCAGGTAAAGGTTGCTCAGTATTCAGAAAAAGAAATTCGTGAATGGCAAGTAACAAAACAACAACGTAAAGACATTTTAGAAGCTTGCGACCGAAAAGAAGTAGATATTTTGTTTGCCACTCAGTTAGCGCGTGAAGGACTGGACATGCAGCATCTAGTAGTTGGTCACATGGTAATGCCGAAACGTGGTGACTCCCGTGAGAGTAATAGTGGTTCATCAGTAGAGCAAGAAATTGGACGTATTATGCGTCCAGATCGGAACAATCCGGATAAAGAAGCATACTGGTTCGATTACGTTGACTACAATGTTGGAGTATTTAAGGACCAATATCACAGCCGTAGGAAAGTATACAGCAGAATCGGGCTAACGGTACCAAGAAAGCCGAAAACAGAACGCGATACAGTGGCTGACTTCTTAAATGATATGCCTTGGTGAAAGGGGTGATAACGATGGAAAAGTACGAATATGTGGGTGCGCTTTATGAAATCACAGAACTAATTGCTTCAGCGAAAGAGGTGGAGTAAGTGGGTTTGAAAGAAACAGGTCAAAAAATCGTTAAAAAAGTGATAAGGGTGTTTGCAAGAGGATCCGGTAAAAGTCTATCTCTTCAACGAGGAATCCCGATAATGGTTGAGGTTCCGGAATACGATTCGAAAGATTACAAGTTTTCGTATAACAGAAAAGTAACTTATCAAAAAAAGAAAAGCCAAGCAAAACGAAAAGCATGGAAAAAACATGGCCTACAGGGGCGCGGGAGGAAAAAATAATGACACAAGAAACAAATCAAAATGAAGTAGTGGTACAAAATAACGCGGTGGCGAAAAGAAACGATGGCAGCAATTATATTTCAGTAATTTTAGAAGAAACAAAGCAGGGATTCGTTGAAGCGAATAACGGTCTTGATATGGATTTCGTCCGTATGGGCGAGTGGTTAACGGTTAACAAGAAAGGGAATTTCGTAGAAAAAGATGATGAAAATGTAATGTACGGCGACAATATTGATGTAGTAATCGGATACGGTGAGCAACGTTGGTCTGTATGGGGGAAACAAGATTCTCCTGAAGATGGTCAGTTGATCGTGGCGGAAAAAACAAAAGAAGATGCGGAAGTTGTATTCAATCAATGGCTAGCTGAAAACCCTCAAGCAGAAGAACGTTATGAATTAGATGATATTCAACTTCGCTATATGGCGTCAGTTGTTCCAGTATCAACGTTAAGCCCAGAAGACTTCCCTCGTATCTACTTAATGAGCTTTAGCCCAACAGACACAATTATTTTCGGGCGTTTTGCGATGAATGTGTATACAGGGAAATATAAAGCTCTAGGTGTTCCGTCTAAATTAGGTGTCAATAAAATTGTTACACGCTTAGTAACAACAGAACGTAAAAGTCGTACAAACGCTAGTAACCAGTGGATCGGTATCGACTTCCAGCCTGTAGGTGTATTTAAACCAGAAGATTACGGAATTAACGTAGAAGAAACAGAACAAGCAGAAAAAGCTTCAGAATAATTAAGGAGGGCGTCTACAAATGGCAAAAAAGAAAGACAAAACAAGTGAGTATCAATATGTAGACGCATGGTACAGCAATCAGAACGGTAGAAGCATTCCGTGGAAACGAATCCCTTCCTCTGAAGTGAAGCAATTCCAAACGGGAGAGGCATTTATTGCTCCCCTATATTTTGACCTTGACCATGCGGAAGACCCATCAGTCAGCCAAAAGGATGCAATAAAGCTGGTGGAATTTTTTACGAAAGAGATGGACATTCGTGAATCGGATATGTGGATTTACTTTTCTGGATCAAAAGGATTCCACATCTTAATAAGCTCCGATGCGCTCGGTATTGAACCGAGAAACGACCTTCATAAAATCTTCAAACATATGGCTGGGTATTTAGTCCATAGATTAGGACTCACGTCATTAGACCTTGTGGTGTATACAGAAAAGCGGATGATTCGTTTACCGAACAGTATGCATCAAAAAACAAACCTATTTAAAACAGAAATTAGTGTAAATGAGTTAAACAAATTAACACTGGAAGAAATTAAAGATTTAGCGAAATCACCAAGACATGCTGACGATCTACCTTATACGGCAGAAGAACGTAAAAAGGCAATGAAATACAGACCTCGTACAGGGTATTTACTAATAAATAAGACAGAAGAATATGAACAAGCTGCAGCAACGAGTGCTCGTAAGTATGCGAAAGAAGAATTCCAGTTTAAGAAAGATAAACCGCCGGCATGTGTAGTTGATATTTTAAATGGTGGATGGAAAAAAGACGGTGACCGAAACCAGGCAACAGTACAGCTTGCATGTTATTTCAAAGATGCTGGTTACACGAGAGAAGAAACAATGAAAGAGCTGGAAGACTGGGTGCTTAAATTTACATCTGAGGATAACGAGTATGGTAAGCAACAACGTGTTGCAAATACGAGAAGTGTGATCGATGCGGTATACAGCGGTGATAATACATACAAATTTGGTTGTGCGTTTATTCGTTCGCTACATGGCGAAAAGAAACCAGGAAGCAAAGAATATGAACGTGTAGCATGTGCCGGTGATATGTGTCACTGCATTAAGAAGAACGCTGAGGAAGAAGAAAATGCAAAGTTACTTCATCTAGCAGAGACAGGCAATGCGGATCTTACTGGAAAGCTTGTAAAAACACGTGTCATGGTTGCAGGGAAAAAGCATACGCCTTACATCATTCCGAAAAACATTGAGTACCATTGCTGGGGCAGAGAAAGTTGTAAAAAGGTACATTGCCCTCTATACGACATCCATACACATACAGGATATAAAGACCTGGGCGTAAGTGATCGGGAAGTTATTCAAATGACAGGTGTAGGTGACGATAATATAAAAGGTATTTTACGAGAAATATCAGGCATTCCAAATTGTCCGAAATACAATACCGATATTTTAGAAAACATGAACGTTGAAGAGTTGCTTGTAATCCCGATGGCTGAAGAAGATGACGAAAAGCAAGAGCAGCATAAAGGGAATTATGTACTACGAAAAGTGTACGCCGTAAATGGACTAAACGTAAGTGAGAATAAGTACTACGAATTAACAGGTTATGTATACCCACATCCAAAGAATCAGGAGTCAACACTACTTGTAAAGAGTGCGGTACCGCTTCAGGATGTGGTTGAAAGTTTTGAGCTAAATGAACAAGTGAAAGAAGATTTAGCAACATTTCAGCCGGCAGATTATACAGCAGAATCAATTGAACAGAAACTAGGAGCAATTTGTAACGATTTAACGTACAACGTAACACACATCGTAGAACGTGATGAGACATTACTTGCAGTATTGCTAACGCTTCATAGTGTTTTACGTTTTAAAGTACCGTGGGATTTAAATCCGTTACGCGGATGGGTGGAATTAAAAATAGTAGGTGACACAGGTACTGGTAAGTCTGCGCTCATTGAAAAAGTAATGAAATATGCAGGGCTTGGAACACGAGTGAATGCGGAAAGTACTTCTCGTACAGGTCTAACGTACAAAATGGAACAGTCAGGTGCTCAAGGTGCATGGTACATCGTTTGGGGTGCATGGCCGTTAGCGGACAAAGAAATGATTTGGATCGATGAAGATACAGGTATTACGAAAGATGATTATGGTGAAATGACGCTTGCTCGTTCTGACGGGAAGCTGGAAGTAAAACGAGCTGTAACAGCTGAAACACCTTGTAGAGTACGTGCCATCATGTCAGGGAACGTACCGAAAGGGAAACGACTTGCTGATTACTCTCAAGGCGCAGAAAGTTTAAAAGATATTTTCAATAACGAGGATATACGTCGTTTTGACTTTGCAGTTTTTATGAGAGCGAGTGATGTGGATCCTGAGTTGTACAACCAAACGCTTGCTACGTATCCATCGATTATACAGAAGGATACTTTGAAAAATAACATCTTATATGCTTGGTCACGTAAGCCGGAGGACGTGCTATTTACAGACGGTACGATTGATAAAGTACTGGAGGTTGCGACAGACCTTGCGAAAGTATATGGAAATGCGAATGACATACCACTTGTTTCTCCTTCAGATCAGCGGAATAAAGTAGCAAGATTAGCAGTTGCACTTGCAGCTCTTACGCATTCAGTTGATGAATCAGGCGAAAGAATTCAAGTTTGGCCGGGACACGTTGAGTTTATTGGGGAGTATTTAAAAGCTTTATACAATGCTCCAGGTTGCGGCTTAAATTACTATGCTCGTTTAGCAATAAAAGAAGAAGAAATGACAGAAGAAAGATACCAGAAGTTTACGGCAGATCTTAAGAAAATCGATACGTTAACAGGCGAAATGAAATTCTATGAGTTTATCAAACTGTTCGCTCAGCAGAAGTATTTACGACTTGGTGATGTTGAGGCGATGCTTTCTATCGATAAAGAAGAAGCGAAAGCAATCGTAAATCAATTAGCGAAAATGAGGATGATTCTTTTAACAAGCGGTGGTTATCGAAAAACACCACGCTTTAATGCCTACATTGCGTATTGCATGAAGAAAGGACTCTTTGATCATATACAGGATGAGTACTACTAATTATATGGACAAGCACTACAAATATGACTGGAAGTGAAAATATGAAACTCGGAAGTTTATTTGGAAGACCTAAAACATTAGCAAGTAGTAAAAAACAGGTACCGGTAAAAGAATCAAAACTAGCGGTTGAAATGGAAAAAAAGAAAAAGCCGGGACAATTCGATATTGTTTGGCCAAAAGTAGAACCGCAGCAAGTGAAAGATTATAAAGCGATTCTTACAGTCTCAGAGTTAAAGAAATACTTAGAACGTTGTATACAAACAGGTAAAGTAGGATTCGACTGGGAGACTGCAGCAAGTAAAGAAATTAGAGTGCATTATAAAAAGGCGTTTGAAGATATAGAAGAAGCACGTACTACAGGGATTATCGATGATAAAGAAGCGGAAAGCCGAAGTGAGAGCTTAGAAAAAGCGTATTTAAAAACACCATTGGATCCGTGGAAAGGTGAAATTTGTACGGTATCGCTGTCAGCGGCGGCACACGAGTCAAGAGTTGTTCCAATCTCACATAAGGTTGGCCAAGTATTTGAACCAAGTATGGATAGAGATGAAGCTAGGAAATTAGTTCTAGATTTGCTTGATGAATACCTATTTAAAAATGAAAAGGTATTAAAGATTGCGGTCAATTTGTCTTTTGAAACGAAATATGCAGCGAAGTACGGTAAATACATTTTAGGAAAAGTAGCAGATCCATTGATTATGTGGGTACGGTGCTTACAAATCGCAGCACCTCAAAAGATTAATAACCCGAAAAAACCTACAAGCGGATGGGGTTTAAAACCAGCTACGAAACACATTTTTGGTGTAACGATGAACGACTTTTCAGCCCTTTTAAAGAAATACAAGGTCAATTTCTTTGACGAAATTGATGCGAGTAAAGGTGAAGGGTTGCTTTACTCAGCTGAAGACTCGGATTATGCTGTGCAGCATTACGAATATTGGTCTCAAATTGCAGCTCAAATTCCGCGATATGAGGAATGGCTTCATAAGATTGAAATGCCATTCACACGTGTTATCGGCCTTATGGAATATTGGGGGATGAATTGGGATCCAAACCTTGCAACGCAAAAGAAACAAGAAGCAGAAATTATGCAAGAGCAAGCGGCTGAACGTATTAAACAAATCGCGAAAGAAACGTTCAATATTGATATAAATACCGGTAAATCAGGTAAAACGAACGAAGTGAAAAGCTTAATGTTTGATTACTTAAAAATACCGATTGCCAAATATGGAAAAACAGGCGCGAGTCTTGATCAAGAGGCGCTTATCGATATGGCATTTATGCTTGAAAACAAGCTGAACGATATCGACGAGGAAAAATACCTCGGTGTTTCATTACCTGAAAATTGGGAAAATATTGATCCGGAAAAGGATCCTACTTTAGATAAGCTAGAACGCGGAGCGATTCGTATTGCAAAACGTGAACCGCATCCCTATAAAGAACAGGCACTAGAAGTTATTGACCAGCTAAAGAAAATACAAAAATACACGACATTACTTTCTTCGCACATCATAGGACGTGAAAAGTACTTGAACTTTATGAGTGGACGGATCCATGCAGGGTACAGTCCATTCACAGAAACAGGACGCTTAAACAGTTTTAATCCGAACGGACAAAACGTTCCTAGACCTGATAATGACGAGTTTAAAATAAGAAACTTCTTTGTACCTAAACCAGGAAAGATATTATTCTTCATCGACTTCTCGGGGTTCGAACTTCGCCTAATGGCATGGAAATCAGGCGATGAGGTCATGATTGAGTTATTTAACACAGGTGGCGATATGCACCGTAGAACCGCATCTGTAATGACTGGAAAGTCTGAGGCTGAAATTGTAAAGAAAGAACGTACAGATGCCAAGGCTGGCAACTTCGGTATCTCTTATGGCGGTACGGAACACGCTCTACAGTTCACATTTAAAACGAAATACATGATTCGTAAAACATTAGATGAATGTGCGCAGATCGTGAATGCCGTTAAAACAGCGTACAAACGCATACCAGAGTATCAACGCAAGATTGTTTTAGAAGCACGGGAGCAAGGCTATGTACAAACAATTTATGGATATATGAGATTACTACCTGGTATTAACAGCGCGAATAGAAGAGATCGTGGCTCTGCTGAAAGACAAGCAGCGAATACACCAGTACAAGGAAGTGCCGCTGACATTATGAAGAAAGTACAAAATGAAATTTATGAATCTATCGGTAAACAAGAAGGCGTACTTTCTCATGGAAGTGCCGATATGATTGCACAAATTCACGATGAAATCATTTTTGAAATAGATGATGATCCGGAAATTGTAGTTGCAGTAGAAAAACAAATTAAACAAGTTATGGAGCAACCTCCAGTACCAGGATTTCCAGTTCCGATTGAGGCAGAAGGAAGTGTAGGTTATCGATGGGGCGAGAAAATGAGTGTTGAGTCCTGGCTTAAACAAAGGGAGGAATAGCATGTGGGAAGAGGAGAGGGACCACGTAAATCATTATTTGCGAAGCGTCATGCAACAGCATTACCACGTGTAAAGCCGGCAAGAATTGTAGGAAGTATTGCTGGAGAACCGTACAACATGGTTTGGGTAGTAAGTTCATTAAGAAAAGATAAAAAGACTGGTGTGCTAGACCCAGTACCACAAGATCCATACGCAGAATTACTACTTAGCAGTTGCTTTAAAAAATGGAGGGAAGACGATGAACGCCTTGAACCGTCAACAACGCCGGGCGAGTGAACGTGAGAGAAAGAAAACAAGGGAGCGGCAAAGTTTTCACAGAGGTGAAGTGCAGCAAGTATCCCTTTTATCGTATAAAGATGGCCGAACATTAGCATTACGTGCAGTAAAAGAAGTGTTAGGTTTGGGTCCGGTACGTTTAGAACGTGTACAGAAGCGATTAGAAGAACTAGAAAACGAGAATTTCAATGAACTATTTTTAGAGCATTTAAGAAAATAAAAAGCTGTAGGAAGGATGTGCGATTGTGGGTGGTAGACAGCAAGGGAAGGGGTACGAAAATCGGAAAAGTGATCGGAAGATGGAAAGATTAAAACGTGAAATGGTTAAGCAAAAAAGGAAAGTAGCAAAAGGTGAGCCACGAAAGGCGGTAGTGTATTTGGACAATTCGGAGCAACAATTAAAAGATGTGATGCAAGAGAATCGTGATTTGCAGTTAGAAGTTGACTTATACAAGTCTCAGGTGAAAGTGAAAGACAATTACGCAAAACGTGTATTGAAAGAAAATAACGAATTACGTGAGAAGAATAAAAGTTTACGAAAGAAATTCCTTGCATTAGTAGTTTCCTATATGATCGCAGCGACAATCGTAAGTTTAGTAGTACTAGGATGAGTATCTTGTATGCTGTGAAATTTGTTGTGGGCAACAAAGCATATGTAGATTTAGTCACCGCAGATAACAAAATACAAGCGATGAAAATTATAAGAGAAGAACGACCGAGCTGTTATATCGATTGGGTAAAGGAGGAGTTATAGTGCGTCAATTAAACGATAATAAGGTTTTCAAAGATGATAATGAGTTCTGGAAAGAAGTGTACTACTACATGGAAGAGCACAACTGTTATAAGGATGAGGCTGTAAAAGCGGTAGAAGAGCAATTCAATAATAAGAATGAGAAAAGAGTAAAAATTATTGAAGCCGTAAAAGAAAAATTGATTTGTGCAGGAATACCTGAAAAGGACTCTTTAAAATTCGCAGAAACTGCACCCTTTGTTAATTCATTAACTGGTGCCAGTGTGGAAAGAATGGTGAGAAGTTTTATAGATTTGTTTAAAAAAGGGGAGCGTGCAAAACAATGAACATCACTCATTTATTCCAGCTTCAAAAAGACCTGGATAACAAGATTGTGGAAAAACGTAGTTTACAAAACGTGCCCTTGTTTCAAGAAAAGAAATTATCATTTCGTGACGAGTTAAGTGAGTTACTTCATGTCTGGCGTGGTCATAAGTTCTGGAGCGAAAATAACAAGCCGATTACAAAAGGTGTACGTAACAAGGGTCAAATGATGGAAGAAGATAAGGAGTACTACAATCCGTTATTAGACGAATTTGTTGACGCACTTCACTTTGCTTTATCGATTGGATTAGAACGTGAATGGAATAAATATATCGATGCCTTTGTAGTGCGTAATAGCAAAGGAAATACAAAAACGGAAATTATCGATGTGTTTAACGATTTATATGAAAACAAATTATGGACCGCAGCACACTACATGACCTTGATGAATGACTTGGCTTACTTAGGTGCGGCGCTCGGATTTTCGGCTATTGAAATTTACAACGCATATATCGAAAAAAATAAAATCAATCATGATCGTCAGGCATCCGGGTACTAAAAGGAGGCGAAATGGTGGGGAAAGTTATTCTTTGGACAAAAGAAGAAATAGCGTATCTGGAGGATTCCTGGGGGACATATAGCATTAAAAGTATTGCAAAGAAGTTAAATCGCACTGTAAATGCCATAAAACTAAAAGCAAATCGTATAGGGTTAAGTGATCCCCGCTTACACTTCAATGGGCTTACAGTGCTCCAACTAGCAGATGTATTACAAGTAAGTTATAAAACAATTGAATCGTGGTATAAAAGGTTCGCATTTCCTATAAGGCTAAAGTTGTTTGTAAAAACACAAAAAGTAAAAGTTGTTTACTATAAGGATTTCTGGGACTGGTTAAAACGACATAAGCAGGTAGTTGATTTTTCAAAGGTTGAATATGGGATTTTAGGACCTGAACCAGAATGGATGAAAGAGAAACGTGATGCGGATGCGTATAGAAGGAAAAAAGAAAGGGAGCCTTGGACCAAACAAGATGAATTATTACTAAGAAGTATGGTTAAAGCGAATTGTTATACGTATTTGTATATCGCGAAACGACTCCAGCGAACAGAAAGTGCAATAAAGAAAAAACTGGAGGAGCTTGGGATCTTCGAGAGACCTGTAGAAAGTCAGGCATCTTATACAGAAGATGAAGTACGAATTAGTTTAGACCTATTTGAAAAAGGTTACACGGTAGATGCGATTGCAGAAAGGTTTGGGAAAAGCGCATTAACACTTGTTGGTTACTTAGAAAGTAAGGGGTATCGGTTTAAGGCGAAAACGGTGATAAAACCGGAGAACGTCGCATTTTAGATTTAAACAAAAAAGGCTAGGATTTCTCCTAGCAAAAGAGTTATGTCGTACAGAAAGGTACTTGTGTGCAAACCAGGTGTTTGCAAATTCATTATATAACGTTTCTGGGGTGAACAAGCTGAGTCATAGCAATCTTTACGTGAATTTTACATAGAAACTTTACCTAAGGCGATAAAGTTTCTGAAAAAAGATTGTAAGTATTTTAATAGTATGTATTCTTATAAAAAAATAAATTAATATCAATGAAATAGTTCAATAAGATAAAGGAAAAATTCTTTAATGGCATAGGCACCTAAACCAACAAGTATTAAATAAAAACCTTGCCCAACGGGTTTTAAAATTTCTTTGAATGTTTGACGTGTAGAAGTTCTAACCTGTCTCCACTGAAACTTAAAGATTAATGAACGAGTAGGTAATTTAAGTGATTTTCTAATGCTTTCAAACTCGTTATCTATTTCAATACAAAGTTCTTCAAAGGATTCATGAATAATACCATCAAGTAATAAATGTTTTTTAAGTTTACGCATTTGATAAATTATATAGGGGTTTATTAATTCATAGTGTTCGTCTGTTATTTTCATCATTTTGTTAATAAGATTGAGATATTGCTCTTGTTCTAGCCTTTTATATAAGTGAGGTTCGATGATTCTAAATAAAGGGAGATAGGCACTGTACAAACGTTTATTTTCAATATCAAATAAATGATTTTTCTTTATAGTCCATCTTCCTATAAAGAACGTAGCGATAGCAGGTGCAACTGTTGCTAGCATTTTTAGATAGTCTTCCCAATTCATATTTTAAACACACTCCTTTTTAAAAAAGGATATCAAAAAATATAGAATTTGTCTGTAATACCTTAATCTTCAGTGAGAATTTAATAAAATACTCCTTTTATATAGAAAGGACTGGAAAACATGAGTCTAAAGAAAAAGCTTGGAAATATCGTTTGGCACATTGAAAATAACCGCGGAATTATAGGCGATACAAAGGTACTAGATCAAGTACTTGAGAGCTTGAAAGGTTTAGAGAATGAACTTCACGTTGCACCCATGACATTAGAAAACGTAAAAGAAAGTGGTCAACGGTTTTCTACAGGATTTATGAATGCTGCTAACTTAGTTCAAGCGAGTACTTCAGTGCAACCTAGCCATACGTTTAAAGAGGGAAAACCACGTTTTTGGTACGGAAAGCATAGGGGCCATAATAAATGGGATTTAGCAAAAGACTTTTTTCAGATGTCTAATGATGCGTTCTTTAATCATTACGGATTTAATTTCGTACCAACTGGTCGGCTTTATGATGAAGCGAAAGGTTTTTTAGCAAGACAAGAAAATGTATTTAGAGGGGGAGCAAGATGAATAAAACAGAGGCAAATAAGCATTTTCCTTTATGGAAAGTTGAACTAGGTGAGCATGTGTACGGGAGAGATTCAGGAGCTCCTTGGTCAGATCCGGAGAACGATATTCGAAAAAGTGGATCCATTAAATACTATTCCAAAGCAGATGTTGATAGTGAATGGAAACTGGAGTATTCAGAGGGAATGGGTAACTTTGATTATGCTTTACACAAAACAGCCATCACATTAGCTGAATTACAAATGCGTTATGGAATGGAACCAAAAGAAAGCACGTCGATGTTTGAGTTTAACGATAAGATGTTCATTTTTGAGTATTGGTGTGCTGATCAGAAATGTGTATGCGGTACGGCTATTGATGAATTTTATAACGATTATGAAGAGGATAATACTGTAAAAGCAGACATTATTAAATCTACAGTGTTCTTCTATGATAAAGATTGTCTAGTTATGAAGAACGGAAAGTTCTACCTTAATGGGAAAAGGGTAGGCACGAAAGAAGAAATAAAGGAAAAACACGGTATTGAGTATTACCAAGCAGAGATGATGTATCCAGAGGATATAAGGAAGAAATTCTGTGAGTTATTTCCTGAAGCTACCTCGTATTACTCTTGGTCAGCCACGGGATACTTGAATAGGCTAGATAAACAATAAAAGAACAGCTAGCAAACGCTAACTGCTCAATTAGAGAGAACTACAGTCATGGATGAAAATCTTGATGTGCAAATAGTGTATCCATAATTTTATGTTTTATTCAAAAGAAGAGGATGAAAGTCATGAAACCTGTAAAAGCGAAATGTGAAGTATGTGAGCACGTGTTTCGTGTCCAGATGCTCGTAGCGCGATTATCGAACCGTGTGGACAAGCACTATTTCATTTGTCCAAGCTGTAAAACAGAATTTGTAAGCTATTATTCGAACCGTGAAATGAGACAGCTGCAGAAAGAAATTTCGGAATTATACAAAGGTTTCCGTAAATGTTATACGGAGGAACAGGCAAAGGTGATCCAAGCAAAGATCGATAAAAAAGATTTAGAGTTTAAGTGGTTACGAGATAAATTACGAACGGAAATTGAAAGTAATTTACCAAAATAAAGGGGGCTGAAATTATATGAATATACCTAAACAATTGATGATTGGTAGTGTACCGTACGATGTGGAAGTCGTAAAAGGATGGCTTGAAGAAAGAGAAAACGGAGAAGTAAGAATTGCTGAAGTAACGTATCACGAACAACAAATCAAGATTTCGGACAATGTAGCGAAGCATGAGGGGCAAATGAAAAACGTACTTCATGAGGCAATCCACGCGATGCTTTATGAATACGGACTCGATCGTTTAAATAAAGAAGCAAACGTAAACGCATTAACTACAGTCTTTTTCGACTTTATTAAAAATAATATTCGTGGTGGTATCTCCAGCTTTGTAGGATACCAGTATTTATTACTTAAACGTCCAGAAAAAACAGATATAGAATTTTATGACTCTGATGCGGAGCCTGCAAATCTAAGATTAAAAAAAGAAACAGATGAACTTTCCTTTATCAATACAGCAGCGGAACTTGTAGAAACTATTAATCAACACCCACCAGAAGTGGATGTCTCAGCATTAGGAACTGCGATGGCAAAAACGGAGATTCATAACGCAGTAGATGATATTACGCGTGAACAGCTTCATGAATGGACTGTCAAAACGGCTCCTGAAAAGCCGACTCGTAAACTTCCAATCGTAGACGTAAATCGTAGCTCGTTTCCTGTTGAAGAGATAGCAAAGATCACGAAAAAAGAAGAAGAAGCTGATCCGATTCATTGGAAAACAGGTATTAAGTATGACGAAGAAGGCAATCCGAGATATCGTACACGCTATGAGTGCAGCATGTGTGGAAATCGTGGGAATCAATACGAGTACAAAGAGAACAAATTCACGAAATGTCATAAATGTAATGCGAAACTCAAGATAGTACAGGCAACGAAAAATGGATTCCCTGAACGCGATGCATTCGGTAATTTTTACGTAGCTAATGATGAATACAGCGTTATTTTGGATGGTGAGTAAAGATGAAGAATATACCTACAAAAAACATAAGTGAAGAACTGGAGACACGTGAGGGTGTCACAACAGTACAAGTAAGCCCCCATGAAAAGATTGAAGTAGCCGGTATTACGGTTGAGGGTCCGGCTGTAATTCTAATTAATAAAGACTAGGAGTGACTGGATGGAACTTATATACGAATATCCGATTTGGACAACGTGGTTCATCTGTGTAATATTCTTTGGTTTAGCTAGCGTTATAGAAACGATTAAGAAGTAAAGAAAAGGAGCTGAAGAGAAATGAAATCAACAGGTATCATTCGTAACATTGATCCATTAGGACGTATTGTGGTTCCGATGGAATTACGCCGTACATTAGGTATCCAGGTAAAGGATCCTATGGAGATTTTCGTAGATGGTGAATCTATTATTCTACAAAAATATAATCCTAATAACTCTTGCCAAATTACAGGCGAGGTTTCAGAAGAAAATATTGAACTAGCTGGCGGTAAACTCGTGCTAAGTCCTGAAGGGGTTGATCAGGTATTAGCGGAACTCGAAGCACGTTTGAAGGGGCGGTAAAATGAGCGAACCTAATAAGCAATATACAAATATCGAACTGGAAATGATTTTGGATAACTTTGTAAAGGCGTTACCTATGCAAATGCGTATGCAGCGTGAAATGTCTAAAGTATATAAGGCGCGTTTCGATGCACTTGTTTCAGAAGGTTTTACTGAACAACAAGCACTAGAAATTGTAAAGTCACGAGGTATAGAGTGAAAGGTTCGGAAGCAATTTTACGAGCGATGCACCAGGCAGGAGGAGAAATTCCAGCCACGCAGTTCGATACGTGGCTGGGGCAACTCTCTCAGTTAGGCCTACTGGAGCAAGTCACGAAAGATGATGAGCATGTTTATTATTACCGGCTTACGGATAACGCAAGACAGTTTCTAGCGAAGAAGGGTGTGAGGTGAGGATGGATGAAGCGTGTAGAGAGGCTAGAAAAATTTATGCTGAAATAGAAGAAGCCCTTGTAGAAAAACATTTGTTGGATGACAGAGAACCAGGTTCCGACAATCCTACTTTAAGAAGTGTTATTTTAGCTGTATTAAACATGGTGGACAGAGGTCAGGAAGCTACAGGAGTTACTACTTATAGACATCATCTAATGGAAGAAGGGTCGGATTACAGTATTGTTATTCGGTTTCAGCGGAGGAAAAGACTAAGGAAACAGAAAGACAGTTTTTAATGAACTGGAAGGTGTGAAAAATGATAAAAGAGACTCCGATTAAAACTTTAAAAATTAACGGGGAGAAAGTTATGTGTGACAGCCCTGTATTACACGAACCGTCAGCTGCTACGTTTATACAGGGAAAAGGTATCTTCCAAAAACAGGATCACACATGGTACATCGATTTCGTCACGTATGCTCGTAAAGATTTCTTTGATTCTTTAGAAAATCGTGTGTCTGTCTTAGTAGAAATCACAGAGGAAAACGGAAATACACATCAGGGACGTGCCATATTTACATGTATTGATTCTACCTTGGATGAGCCAATTGTATATCGAATGGAAGGTATTACGGAATTAGAGCCTGTAAAAACTCAACCGATTCCAGAGGTACCTGAGTTCCAGATGAAAGATCTTCACGGGAAACAAGTCACACTTTACTACAGTTCTGACACTTCTACTACAGGTGATTATACAGTTGAGACACTTATCGCTTTAGAGAATGCAGGTAGTAATAAAGTGGGAATATATGTTCTTAGTAGTGAGGTAAAGGAGAGAAACAAGTGAATTATATAGATCGTATCACGGAATTAGCTCCACAAGTACCGGCGGTCGTTTTAGAAGATGTGATGAACCGGATTAAGGATTGGATCGTAAGTGGCGGGAAAGAAGATGATCCGTATATTGAACAGCAGCTGAGATTCGTGGAACGTGTGGCTGCAAGGAGTAAGGAACATGACGTCTGAAGAAATAAGGAATTTAGAAATCGATGGCGTAGAAGTTCCGTTTTATGACGGGTATGTGACGGTACAAGAAGGAGTTGTTACGGGTAAGCTCACCTGGAGTCTCCATGTTGTGGATTATGGGGTAAGTGAATTTGTGGCCACGAACCAGTTACGTGATGTGAATATCGAGACAGAGCAGGGCAATGTATATGCTGGAGAAGGATTGATTGCGAAAGTGACTGAGGAACGGTTTCTCTTAGCTGGAAAGTCGGTGCTACGTGGTTATGAGACAACAGCGGCGTGGCACGTGTTTCGAGATTCGGAGATTCACAGCTGATTACACGAAAATAAAAATATATAAAAGAAAAGTTTTTAGGAGGGGGTCTAATACACTACAGTACTCAAAAAAGAAAAAGACAATAAAAAAGAACCCCCCTTAAAAAAATATACCTTATATATATAATATAAATATATAACTAATAATTATATATTATATATATAGTAGTATTTATTAATAGTTATATAGTATGTAATACTATTAATGGTTTAAGGTGTTTGTTTTAGGGGTTTGATTTTCTGAGTCAGGAGGTTCGGAGATGACCAGAATTGACGGCTATGTTTCAAAGAAGACGATACGACTATGGCTGGAGAATTACGAATCGTTGGCTGTAGGTGATCGGTTCCCTGATGCCCCGCCTAGCTTTACTGGACCTGGTGCACAGGACGGGAAAGGTGATGGGCGGTTGAATAAGATTGTGCTGGATCAGGCGATTAAACAATTACCGAAGAATATGCGGTATGTCGTACTTGCGCGGTACGTGGTTAAGGTTCCACGGAAACGAATACTGCATACGCTGAGTATTAATGCCAATGAGTATTATAAGTACTGTGATAAAGCTGTAGATACGCTCTATCTGATAATCAATGGTGACATGGTTGGTATAAACCAGCTAATAAAAAAAGTTGAGCAAGGCTTGACAAAGTAGGGTTTTTCTAGGTACAATTTATGCTATGATAGGTATTTTGTGTACATATCCTCCATATTTTCATTATGTCAAAAGCCAGGAACCTAGCACATGGGTACCTGGCTTTTTCTATGCCCGTTGGATTGGACTGACTGTGGCGTATATAGTAGGTAGAAACTAAGGTGACTACTGTAGTAGTTATCTAACTGTCGGCAACACGAAAGGTGAAACCGATGGGTGTTTTTATCAGCCGAGCTCGCTGAGAGAGAAGGGTATTTGAAACTCAGGGGGTCATAATCATTCATATCGGTATCATAACTTAAAAGGTTTTGACAACGTTTTGGTGGTGTGATAATATCAAGGTATCAAACGGTGTCATAACTTAGATTCATTAGTTAGCGCCGAAATGGAGCTGATACGAATGAAATACGGATACGCAAGGGTAAGTACAGTTCACCAGGACTTAGAAGCACAGATTCAAACGCTAGAGAAGGAAAGTTGCGATACAATTTATTCAGAGAAGTTCACCGGTACTAAAGCTGATCGGCCTAAGTTTAAGGAATTGCTATCGAAGCTGGAGTCAGGTGATACGTTGGTAGTTACTAAGCTGGATCGCTTCGCACGTTCAACTGTCGATGCGATACATACTGTACGAGAACTATTTGAGAAAGGTGTAAAGGTTCACGTGCTAAACATGGGGCTGATAGAGGATACACCGACAGGACGTTTAGTATTCAATGTCATGAGTGCGTTCGCTGAATTTGAACGTGACATGATTGTTGAACGAACGCAAGAAGGTAAAGCTATCGCTAAACAACGTGCAGACTTCAGAGAAGGTAGACCGAGGAAATATAACAAGAAACAAATTGAACACGCATTAGGCTTACTAGATAAGCATTCATATACGCAAGTAGAAGAAATGACTGGAATCAGTAAAAGTACACTAATACGAGCAAAAAAGAAAAAAGAGTCGGAAAAATAATTTCGGCTTTTTCTTTTTGTTCGAGAAAATATTCAGTCCCCCGGGGGAGGTCAAATCTGGTGAGGGGCTGGCAGGCGCTTGTAACGTTCCGCCAGAATTTTTAAACTCGGGGGGTTATACAAAATATACGAATTTCAAGGTAGTCGATACTAAATCGGTTGCCTTTTTCTATTTCACGAAGAAAGGGGAGCGAAATGATGGCGAAGTTAGACGAGTTAAAACAGAAACTCACGGCTAAACAAATTCAAGCGGCGTACTTGCTTGTAGAAAACGAGTTGATGGAATCGAATAACGAGGAAAAAAGAACCCAAGACGAAATGGCGAACGAGCTTGGTATAAATCGGACAACGCTTTGGGAGTGGCGAACTAAGAACCAGGACTTCATCGCATTCAAGAGTGAAGTGGCCGATAGTTTTCTCGCAGAGAAGCGTGAGCAGGTATACAGCAAGTTAATGCAGTTAATTTTAGGGCCGCAACCGAGTGTAAAAGCTATGCAATTGTATATGCAGCGATTCGGTTTACTGACTGATAAGAAAGTAATCGAAGGTGATCTAGGAAATGCGACCCGTACAAATGCGGAAATTGAAGAGCAGCTTCAGAAATTAAAAAAATTGACAGGCGAGTAAAAGGAGGGCGGGCTACATGGCATATATAGACGGTAAATGGTTAGCCCGTCAGGAACGTCAGGAACGTATCAATCTTGTAGCAGAAAGAGCGAAGAAATTACAAGAGTTGTACGAAACTGGTGAGGCTACAGAATATTACATGGATACACTACTTGCTGACATCGATGAGTTAGAAAAGTTAAAAAGGGTGCACCGTGGAGAACATGACATGCTGTACTTCATGTATGAGTATTTCTCTGAAGAAGGGAATCCAGGGAATCCAGATAACTTAATCCCTGCCGGAGTAACGATGGATGATGCTGCAGAGTTTCACCAAACGTTATGTGAGCTATTAGATGACATCACAACAGGTAGGGAGAAAAAGAAAAAAGTAGCATGGAGTGTAGGACGTGGTCATGCAAAAACCGCTTATCTGAGTAACGGTTATTTGTGTCATCAAGTCGTGTATCGATTAAAGCAGTACATTGTTTTGATTTCTGAAACTTCCGATGTAGCCGGTGACTTTATATCTTGGGCACGTGATCAGTTAAAGTATAACGAAAAATTGCGTCAAGATTTCGGTATCTTACTTCACGAACAAAAAAGCCGAAATGAAGTAGATAACGATAAAGAGTTCGTGACTTTAACAAACACGAAAGTCGAAGCGAAAGGTATAGGGACACAGGTACGTGGGTTACGTCACGGTTCCAAAAGGGTTCAGCTCTATATTTTGGATGATTTGGAGAGTAAAGAAAATACCGCGACAGTTGATTTAATCGCGAAAAATAAGCGTTGGTTCAAGGAAGAATTGCTTCCAGGTTTAAGTCGACAAGAAGGTGCCTGTATTTATATGGGTACTATCGTTTGTTACGACAGCTTATTGCACCATGTTATTAAAAACCGTCGTGACTTTGTATCAAGATCATTCCCGGCAATTTTGAAATGGTCAGAGCGCGAAGACTTATGGCAAGAATGGCGTGAGATTCGTCAAGTGGATGAAGAGGGCGCTTCTGATAAAGCTCGTGAATTTTACGAACAAAACAAAGAAGAAATGCTCCGTGGTACAAAAACGTTATGGCCATCTCATTTCCCATACATCGATCTGATGGAAATTAGGGAAGATGACGGTACCAAAGCGTTTAACCAGGAGTATCTATGTAACCCGACTGATGAGGAAAGACAGATATTTAAACCTAAATATTTCACGTACTGTACTGAAGATGATTTAAAAGATAAAAAACTTTTGTATTACGGTGCGGTTGATTTCGCGATGGGTAAAGAAAAAGGTGACTATAGTGTAGTAGTTACACTTGCGAAAAACGTTGAAACAGGCACTTGTTACGTTATCGATATTTTTATGGAGCGTGTGCATCCAAATACGTTGTTAGAAAAGGCTGTAGAATACACGCTGGAATATCAATACGAAGCACTTGCGGTAGAGGCACAACAAGCCCAGGAATGGTTTGCGGATAAGGTTGGAGAGGCATTGCAGAAAAAAGGATATCCTTCATCGACTCGTTTAAAACAAATTAAGCAGCGTACACGAAAAGCACTACGTATTGAGTCGTTATTACCAGATATACAGAGCGGTAAATTACGTTTTATGAAACATTTACGTGCTTTATTGGAGCAATTTGAAATGTATCCGATGCACCCACACGATGACGGTCCGGATGCGGTTCAAATGGCTTTTTCTATCGCATATAAACGTGCAAGACGTAAAGCAGGCACTACAGGGAATTCAAGATATTGAGAAAGGAGGGGTTTGAATGAGAGTACAAGGTGATCGTAATTTTATGAATCCAGTGGAAATTGTAATGCCAGTTCGTACCGCACTCGGCGATTCTGAGTGGACACGCATTATGTCTGAGGTTCGCTTGTATGAGCGTTATGAAGGAGACTTAAACGTATGGTCTGATTATAAAAAACCAGACAATCTCGACTACGAACCTACGAAAATACAACTTGATTATCCTCAAAAAATCGTAAACATGATTGCAGCGTGGCAATTTGAAAAAGAACCGAAAGTCACAGTTCCTCCTGATGTGATAGACGATCCAGCTCTTATGATTCAATCAGGATATGAACCTAGTGAGGAGCAACAAGCAGAAAACAGTAGAGCGAAAGCAAAGGAACGGTTATTAACATGGGTTTGGGATGACAACCGAATGCATGAGAAGTTATTAGCAGCAGCAAAAGACAGGGCTATTTCAAAAACTGGTGTGTATGCTCGGATTCATTACGATAAACGTCGCGGTGAATTTAAGATTATTTGGCATCCATCAACAGAAGTTATTGCAAAGTATAGCGACTGGGATATAGACCAACTGGAAGAGATTCATTTTATTGCATGGCTTGATGAAGAACAAACGAAAATGTGGAAATTATCGTATTACTTAGTTTGGCATGAAGAAGCGGGTGAGTACGACTGTGAAATTGAAGAGGCTGTATACAATGGTGACTTAGAAAAACAAGAGGATAGGGTTGAGCGCTCATCAATGGGCATCGATTTTATTCCTGTTGTACCAGTGCCGACTGAAAAGCTCAGTAAGCGAACTACAGGTTATAGTGAGCTTGAAAAAACGATTAAGCTTTCTGACGAAATCGACAAAAAGATGTCTGATTACTCGGATGCGCTACGTTTTGAAATGTTCGCCATTACGTTACTAACGAATGTAGACGAGGATCCAAAGAATCCACTTCAAGTAGCACCAGGTGCGAAATGGGATTTAGGTGATGGTGCGGAAGAGACCGGTGAACCAAGTGCTAAGAAATTGGAAAGTGGATTTAGATTTAAAGAAACTATTGAAGCGTATCTGGACCGATTGCAGAAACGCTTACACGAAAAAGCAGAGGTACCGATGGTGAACACTGCTGATATGAATACGGGTGGTATAAATGACATGGCGGTACAGCTTTTATTCAGTAATATCATTTCAAAAACACAACGCTCATGGGTGATATGGCAGTCCCGTCTACAAACCTTAAATGAGTATATTTTACGTTATATGAAAGCTAGGGAGGATGACTCCAAATTCAAATACGATAAAGAAATGTTAGCAAAAGTAGATAACTATTATGCTAGTAAGATTATTTTCGGTTTACCGTTACCGCAAGATCAAAAAGCACTTATCGAACAGTTAGGCGATGAAATTTCAAACGAAATCGAATCAATTAAAGGTGCTATTACGAGAAGTGGTAAAGAAAATGCGGAACAAAAGTTCATGGAGATTATGCAAGAGCGGATGTTGAAAAGACAGTCTCAGGATCCGTATAACGAAAAGTAATACTTGCCTTACGAAATGGCGCTATAAACTTTCGGAAATTATAGCCGACAGGCTCAAAATGGAGGATTTGCAAATGGAATACGCAAAACAAGCTATAACATTAAAGTATTTTGTAGAACAAGTACAAAAAACACCTAAGTTCCCACTTCGATTAGACCTTCAATTTTTCTCTGATGGTGGAGATTCTGGAGATGATCCAGACAAAAAAACTGGAGATACTGACGACCCGTCAAAAACTTTTACGCAAGAAGAACTAGACGAAATTGTTAAGAAGCGCTTAGAACGTGAACGTAGTAAATCCGCTGAGAAATACGGTGACTACGATAATGTAAAAGCGAAATTAGCAGAATTTGAAAAAGCTGAAGAAGAGCGTAAAAAGCAAGAAATGACAGAAATTGAACGTTTGCAGGCTGAAAAAGAAGAAGCTGACAAAAAGGCACTAGAAGCTTCCGAAGCAGCGCAAAAAGCACAAGAAAAAGCAAATACACGTATTCTAAATACGGAAATTAAGAGTATTGCACGTGCTTTAGATGCAAATGATCCAGGTGACGTATTGGCGCTTTTAGATAAGTCGACTATTCAACTTGATGAGAATGGTAATTATCAAGGAGTTGAAGAGGCTGTTAATGCGCTAAAGGAAAGTAAACCTTGGATGTTCAAGAAAGTTGTGGGGGCAGATGCAGCTGGTGGCGCGAATCCAGGAACAAATCCGAGAGCGAATGAAATTCTTGCTTTAGAAAAAGAGCTGGAAGAAGCAAAAACAAAAGCGTTAAAAGATTCAAAATTTGCGGGCGAAGTAACACGTATTTATAACAAGTTGTTAGAAGCAAAATCGAAGAAATAACGGATCGTTGATTAAAAGTCAGCGGTTTTTTAATTTTAAAAATTTGAGGGGGCTACAAATATGCCAGTACTAACTACGTACGAATTTCAACAACAAGTAAGACAAATGCAAGCGAATGTGGATTTAATTCTCACGAAAGCACCAGTTCTTTTCGGGTTAATTGGTGTAGGAGACGCTTTAACACAAACTAAATTTGAATGGCAGAACGACTATTTAAACTCTGATACAGGTATTGTAAAAACTGCCGCAGCTGTTGGGGATACGGACCTAGTTTTAGAAAAAGGTGAGGCTCGTAAATTCACTGAAAATGCTCTGGTACAAAACGGCTTAGAAGTGCTACGTGTAGTAAGTGTCGATGAAAACGCGGATAAAATCACTGTGCAACGTGGTTATGATAGTACGAAAGCGGAAGCAATTACAGCTAGTGGTGAATTAAAAGTCATTGCAAGACCGAGACCAGAAGGTGAAGATGCTTTCCGTAAGAATGAGATCAATGACCGTTTGGTGTCACATAACTTCTCACAAATCTTTTCAAGATACGCATCTGTTTCACGTACACAACAACAAGTGAACACATACGGCGTATCAAACGAATTAGATTATCAAGTAAACTTGCGTTTACAAGAGATGATTCGTGAAGCTAACACTTCTCTAATCTATGGTCGTAGAAATGTTGGCTCTCCAACACAACCACGTACTACAGGTGGTTTATTTGCATTTGCGGGTATTGAAGGTTCACATAAGCAAGACTTTAAAGGGAACGAAATTGCGGCAAAACCTTTAAATGACGCTGTAGAACAAGTATTTACTCGAGGCGGTTCAGCAAATACGATTCTATGTGGACCGAATATCGCACGACAAATCACAAAACTTGGTGGCGATACAATTCGTACTACGCGTCAAGATACTGCGGCAGGTTACCAAATCTTATCGTTTGTATCGGATTTACCAGGTGGAGCGATTTCTAGTGTAGTAGTTGATTTAAATATGCCTAAAGATCGTGCGTTACTTCTTGATACAGAAAAAGTAAAGGCACGTTACTTAACTCCAATTTATGATCAAGATGCTACACCAAATGGTGCTGACTACTTCTCTCGTGTAATTCGTGGGGAATTTGGATTTGAAGTTAAGAATGCGAAAGAGTCTATCGCTGTTCTTGAAAATATCTCTAAAACAATGGCTTAAAAGGTAGCGTGTATGCTACCTTTTTTGTATTTTGAAAGGAGTTTTATGCATGTCTATTTCTGAAAATCAAGCACAACGTTTAAACAGATCGATGCCGATTGCGAAAGACACATCACTTGGCAATATTATTAAAGGTCTTGAAGAAAAAGTAGCTTTAATACCCAAAAAGGTTGATAAACAACCAGATAGTACAGCGACTGACGTAGCGGGTGTAGTAAAAGACTTAAACGCCCTTATTGCAAAGTTAAAAGCTGCAGGAATCATGACGCCTTAACAGAATACAGTGACGGAGGTGACGCCAAATGAAGGTGTCGGAAAGGCTGGAGAGTCGGTTAGCAAAAGTTCCAAAAGTAACTCCGGAAGACATCGGAAATTGGCTAGCTGAAGCCGAAGCTGAGTCAGAGTTAACTGAAAAAGTAAATGCAAATGCTATTTTTTATCTTGCGCTATCATTTGCTTATGAATCGATTGCAGCAGACGCAGCACGTTTTTTTTCGTATACAGATGGTGAGGAGTCGGTTGATAAATCGATGGTCTTTGCTAACTATAAGAAATTATCAGCAGATGCGCTTAAAAAATATAGAAAATATAGACGTGGAAAAGGTACTCACCAAACATTTGCTAAGCGAGCAGATGGGAGATGATTACATGAGCGATTCTCAAAAAGAAATGGATGAAGTACTTGATGCCATTTCCGAAGAATTTAAAGAGGAGCATGAAAAACAAGTTTCTGATACTGTAAAGGCCATTATCCTAATACGTTTGTTTTTAGTTGATTTATTGAATGACTATCAAAAGGATGGAATCGTGAAGCGTAGTAGATTAAATGCGTTATTACGAGACCTTACTTTATACGAAAAAGAATTTCGTAAACAAGCAGAGCGGTCATTCCATACATTGATTGAAAACACGTCGAAATGGACCACATCAAAATTATCAGAAGCAGGTTTGGACGTGAAATCTATAACTGCAGTAAATAAGCAAATTATTCAAGGGGTTATAAAAAGACCTGGTGAAGATGGCTTAGTTCTGTCTGATCGTGTATGGAATTTATCTGGAGATATGAGAGATCGATTAAGTAGTGTCATTCGTCCATCTGTATTAAGGGGCGAGAGCATTACAATGATTTCTCAAAAGATAAAGGAAGTACACGACAATGAGAAATGGAAGGTTGAGCGTGTAGCAGTTTCTGAGAGTACTAACACATACCGAGCAGCTACTATACAGAATGGCTTAGAAAGTGAAATTGTGACAGGTTATCAAATTATTGATAATGGTCACCGTCACAGATATCATTCAAAGCACATGTGTTACAAGCTAGCGAGACGCGATGCGTACGGTTTAGGGGCTGGAAAGTATCCGAAAAATATTCCGGAAAGCCTTATGAATCAATTAATAAGCCCACATCCACAATGTTCGTCACGGCTGAACTACTTAATAAGCGAGGAGGTGTAGCAATTGCTTACTGAAGATGATATTAAAGAGATTCGCGAAAATCGTGAAATGATTGAGCAGGGACGTAGAGAACCGGTGATTTTATACATTAAAGGGGTTTCTGAAAAGGATCCAATTACAGGAGAAGAAATCCAAGGTGACCCCCGAAAAGAAACTGTTCAATTAGTTTGGAAGAAATTCACGTCAGTGGAAAAGACGAAGTTCGCTGATCTCGATGTTAAAAAAGGGGAGGCGCTTGTTACATTTCCTCTTAATGTGGACTTAGAGAACATTGAAAAAATTGAACGTAAAGGTGTTTTTTACGTTATCGAACTTATCGATGAACGAGGGCTTGGTGGAGTAAACCGTCGTGAGGTCATTGTAAAGAGGGTGATTTGATGAGGATTAAAGTTGTTGTTAAAGGGCAAGCAGCTGTGTTAAAAGCACATAGTCCCAATAGATACAAAAAACCAATTGAACAAACGGTAGAAAAACATACACGATTACAGGTTAATCAAGCCTCTAATCGAGCACCGATATTATACGGTCCTTTATCTGAAAGTATTCCTGCAAGTGTAAAGATGGTAGTCGGTGCGAGAATTATTGGTACGTATGGATCTCCTCTTATTTACGCGGCCGTACAAGAATTTACGCACAAAACCAAAAAAGGTTTTATGCGTAAAACAGCATTTGAAGGTGAGCAACCATTTGTTGAGGATATAAACAAAACTGTTCAACGTGTAGCAAAGGGGCATTAATTATGTTGAATGATGTAATGTATTCATTAAAAAAGTTGCTAGATGTTTTTGCGCCTACTACATGGATATACGATGGTGTTTCTGTATCAGGAAAAGACAAACCCTTCATAACCATTGAGGATTTGTCTGGAACAATTAGCAGGTTTTCAAAGGAGAATTTCTCGCGTAATCATCTGATTCAAGTTGGTGTGTATGCAGATAAAGTTTTTGATAGGAACGATTTGCAAGATAGAATAATTAACCGATTCGAAAAGGGTTCAATTGACTTGTACGATACAAGTAAAAAGAATCCAGAACGAATCGGTTTTTTTAATGCAAAAGTAAAGGATTTTGAACCACTGTCTCAAAAAGGCGTTGAGATTTTAACAGCGAAACATTTGAGTTTTATTACTATAACAATCAGAAATTAGAGGGGGACTAAAAATGGCAGAAGTGAAAAAAAGTAATGCGCCTGAGTTTAAAGGTGCCGAAACACTTTACTTGATTGACATTCCGCAGCCTGATGGGAAAACTACAAAAACAGTCCGATTTTTTAACCAAACGTCAGGTTCACGGTCAATTGAGGCTGGAGAAATCGAGTTGAAAACGAAAGATAAGAGTGGATCTGATTACGGTGACGTAACACAATCCGCTAGTATTGAAGGGATTTGTACTGAAGGTGACGAGGGACTTGATTATGTAGAAGAAGCAATTCTTAATAAAGTTTTAGTAAGAATTCATGAAGTTAACCTACGTAGTGCAACCGCTTCTGAGTTTAAAGTTAAATCAGGAACATACATGTTAAATAGTTTGGAACTTTCTCATGAAAATGAGGAGTACTCAAAGTATTCTATCGGCTTAAAATTAAATGGGAAAATTTCTAAAGGGACGCTTAATAAAGTACCTAATGGCGCGCCAACTGGTGACGTAGCTACTCCTGAAGCGTAATAGTAAGTCTATTTACTATTAATTAAGAATGTTTATAGGGGTGGAGATCTTTGGATATATCTAAAATCGAAAAAATTGCAATCGCATCTTCAATTCTTTCGACATTCGGAGAGGGTGCATTGGCTCCTCACGTTGATTTAAATCGTTTATCAGAATTATGTGAGGAATCGACTCGAAATTCAACAGCGAGACAATGTGGTGAAGCGACAGTTAGTGTTTTAAATAAGATTATTGATAGCTTGTCAGAGGAGGGTGGACAATGAAGCTAGATCAACAAGAGCAAGCGGTTATTATAGGCAATACAATTATGATGCTTGGTGGGCATGAAGAGGTAACTAAATATGTCGATCCTAAGAAGTTGGCCAAAGTAAGTGATATTCACAATGAGCTATACGATAATACAACCCCGCGTGAGCGAAGAGAGGCAATGATTAGTTTGCTTAATAAAACAATGGATGAATTTGTGGAAAATAAATAATTGAGATCTGAATAAGCGTTCATATAGACGCTTTTTTATTTTGAACAAAAAATAATTGGAGGTAATTATTATGGCTGAAAAATCATATACACGTTTCGTAATTAATGGTAAAGAACAAGAACTGAAATTCTGTTTACAAGCACTGAGGTTATTAGATGAAAACGGTGGGCCGATGCAATTCGTTTCTCAAACCATGCAGGGCGGAATTACTAATTTCACGGATGTGGTTTATTACGCACTGATTCATACAAATGAGGGAATTACGTATGAATCAGTACAGAAAGAGATTGAAAATATGTTTAATGCAGAAAAACTAGACCTTGATGAAATTCTAAAGTACAACAAAGCAGTTGTGTTAAATAGTTTTTTCTTCCAGAAGACAGTGAAGAAACTTCTAGGGACAATGACAGCGGAACAACAGAAATCGTTCGAGAACCTGTACGCATAAATATTGATGAATTGCAGGGTGAGTGTTTTCGTTTTTTTAATATGACCACCTTGCAATCTTGGCGTATTAGTCTCAAGGAATATCATCTTATGTTGAACGGATACAAGGAACAACTACTTGATAAGTACGAGTTTGCAAGTGTACAAGCTTTGTTTAATCGAAATGCTCAAAGTGACAAAATCAAGTCATTAGCGGATATATATACCCGTCCAGAAAGTGTTCGTGATATTGAAAAACAAGCAAATGAACGGAAAGAAGTAGTTGAAAAGATTCAAAGGAACGAATCGTTCTTTGATCAAATAGAATCGATGATTAGAAGTCAAATAAAAGAAGAGGAAGGGTAGGTGAGGTGAATGAGCCAGAACAAGATAGAAACTCAGGTGATTGCGGACATATCTAATTTAATAAGTAACCTTGGACAAGCTACACAAGCATGGAATACATTTTTTCAACAGATTAGTAGACCCCCTCCTATCCCACCGGCTCCACAACCGCCGTCACCTCCACCATTACCACCAGCGCCACCAGCACCACCGCCTCCTGATTATTCAGGGTGGCGTGCTAGATTTCAAGAAGTAGGTAATCAAGCAATTGAAATGGGCCGACGTGTACAGCAAACAGGGCAAACAATGCAAAATGCATTTGGTCCTGCAGCTGCAGCGTCGGCTTTTGCTTTAGGGAGTATGATTCAAAAGTCTCGAGAATTTGAATCACAAACTCGTAAAGCGGCGGTTTTAACTGCAGGTGACTACGGTCAAGTAAAGAAAGCGATTCTTGATATGGCAAAGGATTCTGTGTATTCAACAGGGCAGGTAGCAGCGGCTTTTGCTGAAATGGGTACGAAAGGTTTTGATTCGGCTCAAGCAACGTCCGCATTACCTGGTGTGTTGAGTGCAGCGGCTGCGTCAGGCGAAGACCTGGGGATGGTTGCTGATACGATTACGTCAGCTTTAAACTCATTTGGTATGGAGGCAAGTCAAAGTACACATGTTGCTGATGTTCTAGCAACAGCCGCAAACGCAACAGCTGCGGGTGTAGGGGATATGCAATACGCTTTTAAATATGCGGCGGGTCCAGCAGCTCAATTAGGCATATCGATGGAAGAATTAGCGGCTTCTGTTGGTATTATGTCAAATAGCGGTATTAAAGGGGAGACCGCTGGTACAGCATTACGTGCATCTTTACTACGTTTAGTTAAACCGCCAAAAGCAGCGGCGAATGAGTTAAAACGACTTGGCGTATCTATTACGGATCAACAAGGTAATATGAAACCATTGTCTCAAATTATTGGTGAGTTGAAATCAGGAATGGAAGGTATGACAAGTGCACAAAAAGGTGCGGCGTTAGCAACAATATTTGGGACAGAAGCTGTATCAGGTATGATGGCACTTGTAGCAGCGGGACCTGAAAAGATTGAAGCTTTAACACAATCCTTAGTGAAATCGGACGGTGCTTCTAAAAAAGCTGCGGACTCTATGCTTGAAGGATGGGCCGGAGCACTGACGAAAATGGAATCCTCTCTTGATGCTGCAGCACGTGCGTTTACTGATGCATTAGCTCCTGCATTAATGGCTGTAGCTGGAGTAGTTGAAACCTTAGCAAATGCGTTTATGAAATTACCAGCTCCTGTGCAGACGGTGATCGCTTCCGTAGTAGCATTTACTACGGCTTTTTTAGTTGTAGCAACGGTAATTGGTATGGTAACAAATGCTGTAGGTACAACGATGATTCTATTTGGTAAATTAGCTAATTATATAAGTAAAAGTTCAGCTGTAGCTTTTATTGCTAGAAATGCCATGATAGCACTGCGTGCAGCTTTTGTGTTTCTAACAGGACCAATCGGAGCAACGATTGCAATTCTAAGCTTGGTAGGTGTAGCACTAGTTCAACTTTACAAACATAACGAGACTTTTCGAAATGCCGTTAACAATGCGTGGGAATCAATAAAGAGTGGGACAGTAGCGGCAGTTGAAGCTATGAAATCTGCTTTAGATTCTTTAGGTTCTTATCTTGGGACAATACCGGAAAAATTTTCAGCAATGGGTACAGCAATCAGCGCAGCATTAGAGGTAGGGTTAATTAAAGCGGGTCAAGTGTTTTCTGGTTTTGCAACAGCTGTAGAGATTTCGCTAGCTGTAATAAAATCGAAATTTAGTGAATTTGGTCAGGGGATAAGTGGTGCGTTTAGTTCAGCATTTGCTGGAATTGGATCAGCTCTTTCTCCAGTAATTGATTTTATCAAAATGTCTTTTTCCTCAATAGGAAATACGATAGCCACTTTAACACCATTAATTGTACGTTTAGGTTTATCGTTTTTAGGTGTTTCAGGCCCCGTAGGATGGGTAATCGCTATTGTAGCTTCTTTAGGTGCTGCGATATTTAAATTGATAAATACAAATGATCAAGTGAAGTCTGCTTTTATGTCGGCTTGGCAGTCTATACAATCGATTTTTAGTTCTGTGATATCTGCGGTTTTGCCGGTTGTTCAGTCAATAGCTCAAGGGATTACACAAGCATTTGCACCACTTGCTCCTGAATTTGCGAAAACAGGACAAGTTATAGCAGAAAGCTTCGCTACACTTGGACCTGCTCTTTCTGAGCTAGGTGCAGCCTTTGGTGAGTTAGGATCTACAATAGCTAGTTTGTTTAGTGAAGTAGTACAAGCTGTAGTACCGATAGCACTCGATTTATTCCGTTTGTTCGGAGAAACAATACAAGCTGTAGTACCTTTAGCATCTGATTTATTCAAACTTTTCGGTCAAGTGGTACAAGAAGTAATGCCTATGATTACTGAATTAATTCAGATGTTTGCTGATACGACAATAGAAATTATGCCAGTGATAACGGAGGCTATACAACAAGTAGCTCAAATTTTTACTGAGCTAGCATCTACAGTTTTACCGATATTCGCTCAAGCTTTTCAAACGGCATTCCCTATTATATTACAAGTAATCCAGGCGGCATTTAGCATAGCAGGAATGCTGATTCAAGGGTTTGGAGAAGTCTTATCAATCATAGCGACGTCAGTGATTCCGATTATTCTCCAGGCGGTACAAGCGGTCTTCCCAGTAATAGCTGGGATTATTGCTGCTGCGATTTCCGTTGCGATTCCGATTATTCAATTATTAGGCCAGGTAATCTCTATCATAGCGACTACAGTTATCCCTTTAATTTTACAAATCGTTCAGGCGGTATTCCCGGTAATAGTTTCGATAATTCAAGCGGCGATTCCCGTAGCCACTGCGATACTTGAAGGTCTAGCAACAATAATAAAAGGCGTAGTGATCCCGGCGATTCAATTTATTTTGTCGATTGTCCAGGCAGTTTTTCCCGCTATTATGGGCGTAATAACCTCTGCTATTGGGGTAATCACCAACATAATAAAACTTTTCACTTCAGTTTTAAAAGGAGATTGGAGTGGAGCGTGGAACGCGGTGAAAGGCATTACGTCGAGTGTAATGTCATTAATCGGAAATATCATCCAAGGCGCGATAAATTTAATTTCCGCAGTCGTGACTGGTGGGCTAAATCTAGTGAAATCTATTTTTTCTAGTGTTTTATCAGCGGTAGGTTCTCTAGTAAGTTCAATTTTTTCGGGGATAGGCTCGGTTATTTCATCAACGATGTCTGCAGCGGGTAGCATCATATCTTCAATTTGGAATGCAGCAAGATCGGCGACATCTAGTATCTTAAATGCTATCTATAACACAGTGACTCAGATTTTTAATAATGTGAAGTCTTTCTTGAGTGGAATTGACTTAGGGAGCATAGGAAAAAATATGATGCAAGGGCTCTTAAATGGTATAAGCTCAATGGCTGGGGCAATTTGGAATAAAATTACGGACATTGGAAATGGAATTAAAGATAAAATTTCAGGACTTTTATCGATTCACTCACCGAGTCGTTGGTTCAGGGATTTCATTGGTGTCAATATGATGAAAGGGTGGATTAATGGTATTGATGCAATGAAAGGCGCTGTACAAAGAACAACCGAACAAATGACAGAATGGATGAAACCTGAAGCTCTACAAGTAGAGACTGTATACGGAATGCCAAGAGGACTTGGTGCGTACCAGACAGCTAAACCACAAGCAAGCTCAGGAAATACGGATTCCGGAACTGCTTCAAATTCTACAGCTAGTGAAAGACAACCCGCGTATATTAATATACAGCTTGGTAGACAAGAGTTTAATAGGTTCGTTGATGATATTACTGGAGAGCAAGAAGCTGTGAAAAAACGGATAGATGTATTTTAAAGGAGGGCGGTAGATTGTTAGTTTTTAATGGGATTAATTTAGAAGAATATTTCGGGCAAAAATATGAAAAAGGATTTTTTATGGTTAACGATATAAGAGGTCGCGGAATTTTAAGTGACGAAATTAATGAGTTAACGGTACCTCACCGCCCAGGTTCATATTTTTTAAGTAAAAGGACTCCCAAGAGAGTATTAGAAGTAGATTTCTCTCTTAAGGGAGTCTCTCTTTTTGAACTAAGGAAACGGATAGATGAATTGAATGGTCTATTAGATACAGAAGAACCTGTAAAAATTACCTTCACAGACGAACCGGATATTGTGTATTACGGGATTAAGGAATCTGTAGAGGAGACTTTAGAAAAATCTAATATTCATCAAGCAACTATTACACTAATATGTCCAATGCCGTATAAGTTAGGGAATGAGAAAACGGTTGACTTTGAAAATGACGGTCGAGGGTTAATAGCCAACATTCAAAATAAAGGCAGTGCGGAGTCAGAACCTATCATCGAAATTGAAGTTGAAAACCCTTCTACATTTTTAGATGTTCGGAATAAGAGCGTATATCTTCCAAACAAAGAAGATTATTTTCGGATTGGTTACCCGTTACAAGTAAACCAACTTCCAGTAGAGTGGAAACAACGTGTAATGTGGGATGAAATGTCTACTACAGTAGGATGGACAAGTGTATCACAGTTTGAAAACACTAAAGGTGGAGGTACATTAAAATCTAACGGACATCAATTCTATGTAGAAGATTATGGCGATACGAACTACAAAGGGAATCATGGGGCGGTTGTTAAAAAGAGCATTCCTGGAGGACCATTACAAGATTTTATAATGGATGCTTATGTAAGATTCAATTGTAGTAGTTATGTACAAATGGGACAAGTAGAAGTGGCCCTACTTGATGAGAATAGTAAACCTGTAGTCCGACTGTCACTAAGCGATGTATATTGGGAGGCTGAAGAAACATTTGGCGTTGCCAAGATTGCTTATCCAGGGCATCAAGCAGAACAAGTAATGCTCTATACACGCGGTATGCATCCTTGGACGTGGAATAATTTTTACGGAAAGTTATGTGTACATCGCATTGGAAATGAATGGGAGTTTTATATTGCAAAATTTGCTGATGGAACTGAGATTGATGATGCTGGAGCAAAAGCTAATTGGGTAGACAAAGATGGGATTTTGATGAATAAAGTTGTGCAGGTGCAACTTTCTATCTGTCAATGGTGGAACAATAATCCGGCTGTACTCATGACAGTTGATGATATTAAGATTTGGAAAGTTAACCAAAATACAAGTAATAATCCTCCTTATATTGTTGAGAAAGGAGATAAAGTGCAAATCGATACAGCTAAAAGTCTAATTAGTATTAATGGTACAAGTGCAATTAATCTGAAGGACTTATTTAGTGATTATCCTAAAATAACTAAGGGCCAGAATAAACTTGAAATTATGCCATCTAACATAGGGATAGCAAAGGTAACATATAGGGAGCGATTTAGATGAGAACGCCAAGCGGAATACTTCATGTTGTTGATTTTAAAACAGATCAAATTATAGCAGCTATTCAACCAAAGGACTACTGGGCTGATAACCGTCATTGGGAAATCAAAAATAACATTGATATGTTAGAATTCAAAACTTTTGACGGCACTCCACATGCAGTTACATTACAGCAACAGAACTTGGTTTTAAAGGAAGTACGAGATGGTCGAATTGTCCCGTATGTTATTAACAATGAAGTAGAAAAAGATTCAAATGATGGATCATTAACTGTACACTCGTCTGGTGCCTGGGTTCAAATAGCGAAAGATGGGATTATTAAACCTCAACGTATAGAGAGCGAAACAGTTAATACGTTTATTGATATCGCTCTTGCCGATTCAAAATGGCAACGTGGAATAACGGATTATTCTTCGTTCCACACGATGACTATTGATGAATTCATCGATCCTCTTACTTTTTTAAAGAAAATTTCGTCTTTGTTTGAGTTGGAAATACAATATCGTGTTGAAGTATCCGGTTCTCAAATTACTGGATGGTATGTCGATATGATAAATAAACGAGGGAGAGAAACAGGGAAGGAAGTAACCCTGGGAAAAGACTTAGTAGGCGTTAGACGCATTGAGCATTCCAGGGATATTTGTACCGCCTTAGTCGGATTTGTACGAGGTGAAGGTGATGAAATTATCACGGTTGAGAGCATCAATAACGGACTTGTTTATATTACAGATAGTGATGCCTTTCAACGTTGGAATGCACATGGTAAACATAAATTTGGTTTTTACACTCCAGAAACAGAAGACCAAAATATGACACCAAAACGATTAATGACTTTGATGAAGACGGAATTAAAGAAGCGTGTCAATACTTCAGTTTCGTATGAAGTAGAGGCACAATCAATCGGTCGCATTTTCGGACTAGCACATGAACTAATCAATGAAGGCGATACAATCCGAATCAAAGATACAGGCTTCACACCTAAGTTATACCTTGAAGCAAGGGCAATCGCTGGTGATGAATCATATACGGATCCTTCGCAAGATAAATATGTATTTGGAGACTATCGAGAGATTATAGATTCGAACGAGGAATTACGAAAATTATATAACAAAATGCGTGCTTGGTTAGAGGGGAAGGCTAACAAGGAACTGTTAGAACAACTAGAAAAGTTGGCCGAAGAAGCAAAGAAAGAATCGGGAAAAGCTGTAAAGGAATCGCAAGAGGCTAAAGATATATCAGAGCAACTAAAAAAAAATATTGAAAATAATATGGTTAATATTATAGAGGGTAAAGAACCACCAACTACTGATCTTAAGCCAAACAAAACGCTATGGCGTGATATAAGTGCCGGGAAACCAGGTATTTTAAAAATCTGGACAGGTACAGCTTGGGAGTCAGTTGTTCCGGATACGGCACCATTACAAAAAAATATAAAGGATGCCCAAGCAGAAATTGATACCTTAAAAGAGACAATTGAAGATATACCTGATAAGACTTGGTTAAATCAGCAACTTGAAGGAAAGGCCAATAAAGAAGGTGTTTATACAAAAGATTGGGTAGACGAAAATCTTATTGGAAAGCAAGTGTACGAAACAAACCGTAAAGGTGATATAAAAGTATTAAATGAAACAAAAACGACTGCTGAACGCACAGCTGAAGAAATTAAAAATAAAGCAGAGAAAACGGAGATAACAACTCTAAACGATAATCTTAAACTAGTAAGTCAAACTGCTAATACTGCTAAACAGACAGCTGAATCTAACACTAACACCATTACAGAATTAAAAACTACTGTAAATAATATTTCTGTAGGTTCAATCAATTTAGCTAGCGGTTCAGAAACAGGGTTAAATAAACAGAACATGACTGGAACCTGGTCAGACAGTAAACAAATGACTTTATCGGATAAGGTCAACTATAGAAATAAAATTTTTACTATCTCATTTTTGTTTACTGGTAAAATAACAAAATTCAATACAAATGCTTGGTTTGGCGTAGAAACAGCAATAACGTATGCAGATGGAGAGCAAGAATGGCAATCTGTACGTGCTGAATCGCAATTAAAGATTAATGTAGATTATAAAGACGAACCACTATCAGTTACATTTAGAACAAAAGATAAAGATGTAACTCAAGTTAAATTCTATTACTCTGGGCGCAATATTGATGGGAATTTAAACTCACATCACGCTAAATTTGAAGAGGGTAACATACGAACTACATGGCAACTATCTAACGATGAAGTTACTTCTAAAGCAGATTTTACCCAAACAACTAATGAAATTCAACAAACAGTAAATACGAACTCAAAAACAATCTCGAAAGTACAACAAGATCAAGGTACAATGCAAACAACTCTAAATGAAGTGAAGCAGACCACAAATTCGAATTCTCTTAATATTAAAACGCTAACAGAAACACAAACAAATCAAGGAAAGCTCATTCAAGAAAACAAGAATGAAATTACACAAACAAAAGACTCATTAAGTTCAAAGATTTCGGAAAAGCAAATGAAAGCTTATGTAGGGGCACTTGGTAGTATAAATCAATTCTTCAATACAGAGTTTAAGAAAAAAACAGTTGATGCTAATGGCAATATAACAAATGAGGTTGCTAGTACAGATAAATGGACAGTAGCAGGAGTTGTATCAGGTGCTACAGTAACACCAGTAACAGACAGACGTCATGACGGTTATAACTCGGTCAGAATTGCAAATGCGGGGGTTGCAGCAAATAGCTGGACTGGTATTGCTCAAAGTATTGGAGCCTCACAAAATAGCGGTGACTACGTATTGTCTGCATGGGTTTATGTAGTAGATAAAAACTTATTAGACCAAGGAGCGTGCGTTAAGCTTCAATTCTTTAATGGTTCAACCGCATTAGGTTATGAGCAAACTGAAATAAAAGAGTTATTAGTTAATGGCTCCTGGATACTAGTTAGTGTAACTATTAAAGCTCCAGACGTTCCTGTAACTCGTTTACAAGGAGATATATGGGTACGCCGTAATGGCACAATGTGGGTATCTCAACCGCAGATACAGCAAGGAAAAGAACCATCTGTATACATGCCAAACCCAAAAGACATTACCAACTATAAAGAACTGGTGGATCTAGTGGCAGATAAGATTGCCAAAAGTGATTTTGATATAGTAACAAAAAAAATGCAAACAAGTATCGATCAAAATACCGAAGAAATAGGTTTTCGTGCTAAAGCGACTGAAGTGTACTCAAAGACGGATGCCGACAAAAAATTTGCTTATGTTTTAGAAATGGAAGCGGCTTTTAGTTTAACAAATCAAAATATTAATTCTAGGGTTAAAAAAGGCGATGTTATATCCCAGATTAATCAATCAGCTGAGGAAATTCTAATTCAGGGGTCCAGAATTAATCTTATAGGATATGTAACAGCTGAGCATATCAAAGGGAAAGTTTTAGAAGGAGTAACACTTAAAACGAGTGGAAACAGATTTGTTGAAATAAATAAGCAAGACATGAAGATTTTCGATGCAGATAAGCCACGTGGCTATATAGGATTTATGGAAACAAATGATGGAAGTATTCAACCTTCACTCGTTCTTGGTTCTGACAATATTAAATACAGAGGTACAGGATCGTTTTATATTTATCAAGTCATGCCGCGAATGAATGGAGTTGATCAACCTTCTAAAGCGTATGCAAAATTTGGGGTTTCTAAAGGAGAAAATGCAGAAGGAACTAATATTTGGTCAAATTATATTCAAATGCAGAATGACGGTGTCCATCTGAGCGTATATTCAGATGGACAATTTCGTTTTAAAAACTTGAATGATATTATTTTTGAATCTGAAGGATGGGCTCCTGGGTACGGCAAGTTTATAGTGACGACAACAGAGCCGCATTATTTTAAAAATAACTATGGTGAGTTTCATTTTGATAGAAAAGGTACTGGGAACAGTATATACTTTGCCAATGGCGTTAATGATCATGATTTAAACATGGGAAGATTAATGCTAAGAGCAAGTCTTGTATCAGGCTATGATATGAGTTTACAAATTAAAGATGTGTACGGTAATGGATGGCGAGATATAGAGTTAAGAACACTGCGAGCTAAAGAAAATATATCTGCTACAGGACGTATGTGGGCGCAAGAATTTATCCCTAATTCTTCTCGTACGCTTAAAACGGACATAGAAGACCTTCCATTTTCTGCTTTAGATAAAATCAACTCTGTAAACATCAAACAGTATCACTTTATAAGAGATGTTGAACGCTTCGAGTCAGGGGAGTCTATTACACTTCCAATTAATTACGGCATGATTGCGGAGGACTCTGACGATGTATTCACCACACCACAGAAAGACGCTGTAACACTTTATAGCTCGGTTGCAATTTCTATTCAAGCAATACAAGAAGTTGACTTTAAAGTTAAAAATCTTCAATTTGACCATGGTATGTTGAAGCAGGAAGTTGACACTCTTAAAGAACAACTTGAAGCAGAAAAACTTGAGAAAGTTTCAATGAAAGCTGAAATTGATGAATTAAAGGTATTAGTACAACAATTAAAAAATGAGAAATCAGAGCAGCCATAA